CTCTTATTGTATTAATTTGTTGTCTTGATTGTTCTGCTCTCTCTGTTGAACCTACTCTCATATCTTTTCTCAGTGCCTTTAATTCTTCAATCATTGGTGCCATATTAAAATCTTGTGTGTTAACTGCAGTTTCTCCAGCGTGAATAGCCATTTCACCTCGTCTAACATTAGCCACCGTACCAGGATTCATTGTTGCTCCACTAACATCAGGTGATTTTGCATTTATTGATTGATATAATGCTGAACCACCAGCTCCAATACCTGCACCAACTGCCATCCCAGCCAATCCACCTTTAATAGCTGCTTTGGAAGCTGTACTCGTCAATGTTCCGAGTGATAATGCACTAATTGCTGCAATAATAACACCTGTTAATACTGATCCAATAGCTGCCATTATTCCCATACTTGCCCAATTCATTTTATGTCCTTTTTCTTGAGCATCACTAAGTTTGTTCTGTGCCCCTACCACTTTAGATACTTCACTTACCTGCATTCCCACTGCATCTGCCAACGCTTTACGTTGAATAAGATTCATACTATTCCATTCCTGTTCACTACCAACCAACCGTACTAGTTCTTTTTGTGCACCAAGTGCATCTCCAGCAAGTGATAACTGTCTAAATTTATCCATATTAAGTTGTCTGCCGAGTAATACTGAGGCTTCAAATTGGGCATTTATAGAACTTTCAAGGTCTAATGACTTTTCCATAGCTCCAGTAATTGTACTCATTTCCAATCCAACTTTCTTTGCTTGGATTGCCATCTTCATTAAATTTTTACCACTATCTTTTGTAAATTTAGCAAAATCTTCAGAATTTGCTGCCATTGATTCAAATACTGCTGCTGGTGATACACCTTCAAGTCTTGCCATTTGAGCAACTTGTTTTTGTTGTGCCAACAACTGTCTATTAGACTGTCCACTTGTAGCAGTTTGTAATTTTAATATTTTTGCAGAAGCTGTAGCTGAAATTCCATATTGTTTATTCAGTATCTTCATATCAACGGCCATCATGGTCGTTATACCATTTATATTACCAAATTCTTCTGCTATTGCCGCCACACCTTCGGCATTTACTGCAAGTGCTCCACCAAGTTTTAATGTTTGTTTATAACTTAATCCAGTTTCATTTGCAAATTTGAATGACGCCATTGCCATCTTCATCAACGCAGCTGCAATCAATGTTCCAACCGCTGCTATTCCCATCATTGCTATCTTACCCTTACCAAGTCCTTTAGCTGTTTTTCCAGCTTCCTTTGTAGTATCTCCCTGTATTTTATTACCTTTAACAGCTTCTTTGTTTGTCTTATATCTCATATCCAACTCACCACCTTTTGTTAAAGGCCCGAGGTCTGGAGTGGCTTCACTTTCTAAATCTTTAATATTAAAAGCTTTTTTAACTTGTTCACCAATTTTATTTTTTATATCATCTTCCCACTTATCTATAGGAATCATTTTAGATAATAACCCACCAACTAATGGTATTTGTCCAATCAAATCTTGCATATATTTTACTGGTTTTAAAAATTGTGAAGCGGTTTCTTCAGTTATGTCATGAGCTTTCTGTAACCTAGTTTGTAAATCTTGTTGTAATCTTAGAAATCCGATTTGTCCTTTTAATTTATCTCCACCTAAAGCCTTATTTTTCTTTTCCATATCAAAAATTTGTTTAGATAAATTTATTTGTCGAAATTCAGAAGTACCTATAGCTTCCATATTTTGTTGTATATCTGCGGCATTATCTGCGACCAGACCTAAAGATTTAACTAATTGTTTACTGAATTTATCAGTTTTCTTTCCATATTTTACAGTTAAATCAGAATTTTCAGTTAATGCATCCGACCAAGGCATCATACTCTTAAATGTTTTTGCTAATTGTCTAGCAAGATCGGCCTGGTCTTTCAGTTCATCAGTTAAGTCTGCATAACCGTCAACATATGCTACTAACTCTTTTCTTGTGGCCTTTAATGTTTTTAAGTTTTTTCGAGCTAATTCATTTTGCTCCTTCATCGGGCCCGATTTGGCATTCATAGTTCTGCCAATTTCTTGTTCTTCTTTAAGAATTTTCTTATTTAATAGAGATATTGCTTGTTTGTTATCAAGTTCTGCCATTGATTACTTTGTGTTAACTGACAATTTAGCCAGTATTGAATTAAAAATATAAACTGATTAATATGTAAAAATTAAATTGATTGTATGGCGTCCATCCTGGCTGCAAAGGCGGGATCATCTTTTCTTTTCTTTTTAAAATAATCCTCAAGATCCTTTTCTAAGTCATTACTTTTTTTCAACATTTTTTTCATTGCAGGGTCTTTTGCTAACACTTTAGCAACTTGCTTCCCTTTTCTCTTAGCTAATGCTTTAAGGAATCTGCCTACAAATTCTTTTAAGACAGTTTCATTCTTATATTTGTATTTCACCATATTAATTTTATACCTTGAGTTGGTTACTTATAAATATACAAAAATCTATTTTTTGAACTTGGGCACTTTGATAGCCCTTTGTTGTTTTTCTAATTGCTTGGATTCTTCTTCGTATGTTGAAGAAAGTTTTTGAAGATACCATCTACGTAAATAGACTGGCATTGAGTATAAGTCATGAAAGGTAAAACTACCCTTTCCATAATACATTAAATCGAATATTTGTTTGTGTATTTCTAACTTATAGCTTAAGGGAAGGCCAAAAAAATCGAACCGTCATCGGGACGGTGACTTCTACCCCCTCACCACCATCATCTATAACAATTTCCATATTTATATCTGGAGTGATTTTTTGATAATGACTTCTAAATGCTTGTGAGTCTTGTGTGAAAAACTCATTATCTACAAAGTTATTAACAAATGCTTGTTCAGAATTACCATCTACTGAAACTACCATCTTTTTAAATCGTGTTGTTACCTCTTTGGAAACTCCACCACTTACTTTAGCAAGTGCTTCTAATTCCGTAGTAACATCCCTCTCATCACCATCCGTTAATAATTTGAATTCAATTGTTCTTTCTGATTGTGGAAGTTTAAAACTAAATAAATTCTTCCCTTTTTCTTGTTTAGAAAAATCTATTTTTTTATCTTTTAATGTAGTTAAATCAAAAGTATGTTCTTTAGATTGACCTAAATTATCAATATAATCAAAAGTATATTCTTTACCATATGCAAGAACCCTTGATGCTATAAATAATGCATTTTTATCACCAATCAACATACTATTTGTATTGATTTTCTTATCAACTATCAAAGCGTCCAATAATTTATCTAACACAATACCTTTTTGAATAAGATTTTGTGAAGTTAAAATATCTTCTTCTTTGGCAGTCATGTATTTTATTTCAATTTGCCCTGAAGATAATGGGTTGTCCTCGGAATAATAATATCCCTTTGAGGGCAAATCCACTACTTCCGTAGGGAATTTATTTTCTGCCATTTTTACTCCTATTGGATTTAGAGTTATAACCTAATTATAACTATTCTTAAAACTATTTAAAAACCTAAAAATTTTTAATTACTTTGCTTTTCCTTTGGTAACTGCGTCCCAAACAGGTTTCAACACTGCATCAAAAATAACATCGTCTTTCTTAGAAGGCGAAAGTTTTACTATTTTTTCTAAAGTGTAGAAAGCCAAAAGGCACCATTCCCAATTTGCTGCTATCCATTCACTCATTTTTATTCTCCGTTTTAATTAGAATTGTAAGATTGCGTAGTCGTACCGCAATGTTAATTCAATATCTACTGGATCTGTTCCATTTGCAAAATCTACATCATTGAAGTTAACATCTTGTGCCCACGCACCTTTTAATGTCCATTCTTCAACAATATCTCCTACTGGACCCAATAAATTAAATGTAATATCTTTCTTATAAAAATCTGAGTATCCATCACGACCTGTTACTGATTCGTGGGATAATCTCACCCATTCCATACATGCTTGTGCGGCGGATGGTACAATAGGATCATATAATGTAAGTGCTAATGGTTGCCACTCACCTTTACCTTTAATGTATCTCTTTACATTAATATGGTCTAATACTATTTCTTCAAATGTTATTTGGGGTCTTGCTGCAGTTTTTATTAAATATGCGGGTAGACCTTCAATATACATGACATACCGGTTTTTAGTTTTTGGTTCAAACGGTGTGAACATTATTTCTGAAGGATCAATTAACTCTGGCATTTCCAATTCTCCTATTGTTAAATTCTGTACATTTTGTACTTCAAGTATAAATATCAAACAATTTAAAAAAAATGAATTTCTAAATATGTCAATTCATAGAAGTTTTTTAGAAGTTTTATTAGGCAATAAAAAACCCCACAATTTGCAGGGTTTCTTATCTCGATTTTTCGAATTAGTCTGGGAACGATGCTCCTGTGGGTAATACCACGAAGTCAAGAACAATAAATTCCGCTGTTCTCGTAGGTTGGATAAATATCTGTCCTACAAGACGGTTTCTATCAACAACATCAGGAGTGTTATTGCTATCGTCCATCACTACTCTAAATGCGTTCAAACCACTATTGGCCTGGACACTTTCAAGGTAAGGATTGACAATATTCAAGAAACGATTCCTTGTTGCTGTTGTGTTCTGTTCGAAAACTAAATATCTTGAGGATGATGCGATGAATTTCTTCAATGCAATCAACAATCTACGAACATTAATCCTATCAAGTGCTGAAGGTTTAGACTGAAGTGTCTTCTGTCCAAATACCGTTACACCTTGACCTGGGAATGTTGCAATTGGATTAACTCTATTTTCATACAGTTTATCTCTCTCAGCGTGAGTTAATCGTGTTTTAGCTTCTAATACTGAAGTTAAACCACCACGATTTAGACCAGCTGGTGCAAACCATTCGTGTGCTATCTTATCTGTAAAAGAGATTACACCTGGTAGAACAACTGAAGGTGGCACCCAAACAGGTAATTGTGTTTCAGAATCAACTACTTTAACCCAAGGAAAATAAGTCCCTGCGTAATTAGTATCTAATGCACTTATACCGTTTGTTGCGTTATCAATTGAATCACTCCATGCAAAACCATCTAATACATAGAAAGCATCACCACGAGCTTCAATTTTTGAAATTGCGTGGTTGGTCACTGCACTATGTACAATTGAACCACCTTTACTATGAAGTACACCTGGGATAGCCAATAAATTAATATCGAACTCATCAGGATTACTTATAGCATTGATTGCTCGTTTGTATGCTACAGAACCACTTGCTGCCGCGGATGATAAATCAAATCCTTGTGTGTTTGTACCAGAAATATCATTTCCAGTAGCTTTAATCACAGTTGGATCATCACCATCAAATCCCCATTGTAGAGGCATTACAAATTTCCTCTGTGCAATGTCTGAATTTGCTAATGTTATTGCTGTTGAACTATTTGCTGCCGTAGAAACATTTAAGTCTCCTGCTGCGTTATCATCACCATTCATATTTGCTAATGAAAATACACTATTTGAACCTGTGGTTGCATTATAAGGAATAGGAGCTAAATACTCTCTATTATCCTTTAACTTATAATCAAAACCATAAAATACGTTTTGGTCAAAATCACCAACACTATTTTTCTGTTCTGATTTAAATGTTATTGTAGGTACATTACCACCTAATACTGGATTATTCACTGCTTCAAATCCAAAAGGTACTACTGTTTTAGCCAAGTTCTTAAGGTCTGCATAATCTCCAACACGAATCCATTTAGATTGGTTTGGCCAATCACCTTTATAGGTTAATTTACCATTTGAATCAATTTCAACAAATCTATCACCAATTTTTCTTGCGAAATAGTTGTTTGAAGTTCTATCAAAATTACAATTATCAAACTGTTCAAGAACTATATTATCATCTGCTTGTGCTGGGTTATTTTTTCTTACCTGTACAGAGAATTCACCATAATCCGAACCAGGAATTGAACCAGCCGCTTTAATATTCAATACACATACTTTAAATTCTTCATTCACACTTGTTCCGTGAGATAATGAATAAATTCTAAATAAGTTATTGTATGAACGAGTTGCTGTTGCTCCTTGGTCAATTACGATTGGTGTTCTTGCCACAGAATAATCACTATTACCTGTCCAAGTTGCTGCTACACCAGTTGCTCCATATTGTGCTGAATATCCAGTTCCACTTACAAAATCTTGTCCAGCCGAACCACTTGCACTACCTGTTACTGATAATCCAGTCCAAGACTGATGATTATTGTGTGCAGTTTCTTTAAATATTTTGTAAAGGTATACATTTGATGTATTGTTCATTGGATCAGAACTAATCACTTTATCAATAAACAAATCACTTGATGTTGCAAATGATGCACTTATTGTTTCATGATATGTTCCAGCTGTATTAGTAGAACCACTTATGTGTATTACAAAATCGCCAGCCGTAGTGGCATCACTATAATATCCTTTGACTTGTTCTACACCACTTCTCATTACTCGTGTTCCATCAATACCAGCTGCTCCAGCACCACGTGAAGGTGCTAAAACTGCTATTAAATCTTCGTTGGATGAACCACTTGCAACTATATTAACATAATCTGTCTTATATCCACCAATACCAAGAACTCTAACTATTGTTACAGAACTGGCACTTTTAAGATATTCTTGAACTGTGTAGGGAACATAATAATCTTCACTTACTTTTCCAAATGTATTTTCAAATTCTTGAAAATTACTAAGTATAGTTGGTGTGAATGCTGGGCCCTTTTCAGTCGGCCCGATTATTGCTGCCCCAATATCAGAAATACCTTGTGGTAGAAAAGACAAGTCCCGCTCTTCCGTAAAAACGCCAGGACTTACTATTCTTTCCGCCATTATTTTTCTCCCAATTTATGAGGTTGTTTTAATACAAATTAAGGTTACATATAAATATAAGCCAAATTTCTCAAACATTAGTTTTGGGGAGTAAATTTACCTGATTCTACATCAAGATTACCAATTCCGTACTTATCTGTCATCTTTTTTACAATTCCTTGTTCAGATTCTCTAGCTTCATCATATGCAACTAACAATTTCTGTTCATTAGATTCTATATTTTCTAATTCTCTTGTTAATTGACTACGTTGTAAAGCAATCTGTCCAAGTTGTAAAGCTAAACCTTGGTATTTTTCTTGTAAAGATTTAATCTCTTGAATCTCTTCTTCAGGTACTACTACCTCTTTATTTTTCTTTTCTTCGGCCACGTTAAAACCTCCATTTTGTTGTTATTAAATATATCTAACTATAAATATCTAATTAGATTTCAAATCATCAATTTCTTTTTTCAGTTCTTTAATTGATTCTATCAGAACGGGGACTAACTTATTATAGTCCACTGCTTTAAATTTTGGTCTTCCCTTCATACCATCATATTCTTTCACAATTTCAGGAATAACTTTTTCAACTTCTTGTGCAAGTACACCAACATCATGTCCCATATCTTCTCGTCTCCAATCATAATCAACACCACGAAGTTTCATAATATCGTCTAAACCATATTTTGTATCTGTAATATTTTTCTTCAAACTTATATCCGAAGCAGTAGTTGAAGAATATGCAACTACATCTGCGTCTGCGTGAAATGTTCCACCTGCAGAGAATCTAAATTCATCAGCAACATTATTAACCGAAACTTTTATCATATCGTCTGTCCCGAAATCAATAATTTGATGTGAAGAATAACCACCTACTGTTAAACCGTCATTTATAACAGATGTAATTGCTGTTTGTCCTGGTGTAATACTTAATGTACTTCCATTACCACCACTAATACCAGTTCCTTGTGTTGCTAATCTTAAATTTTCTGAACCATCACCTTCTAAACCAGTTCCTGCGAAATCACTAACATCCACATCTAAAGTAACACTACTACCAAGAGTAACACTACCACCAGTTTTTAAACCATCACCAGCTGTTATTGTTACAGCATCTGATGCAAGTTTTGCTATTGGAATTTCATCATTATCAATCTGAGCTACTATATTAGCCGCGGTTGTATCATCAACATCC